CATGGCAATGGTGATGAGCCATTAGAGATAGATACTATGAGCAGATACAACGAACCCGATGGATACTATGTAAAATATAGTGAACGCATATGTGATCCTATAGAGTTTCAGTTTCATTCACAAAGTTGTATGCTTGAGTTCTTACTAAGACCAGAGATCATAACACAGATGTTACCTGTCATTGAAGAACATAAAGCCGAGCCAAAGGTAGCTAAGAAAAAGTCTCGCAAGAAAAGAGAAGTCAAGATAGACTTACCAGACTATGATGCCATGACTAAAAGATTGGAAGGTATACTATGAGTACAGGACAAGACCCAAAGTTTGAATACAACCATGACTCTACACATGATTTGAACTTTGATAAGTGGTATCGTTGGAACTGTAGAGAACGCAGATGTTACAATCTAGAAATATATACTGAAGCTATAGCTTTGTTTTTATTCAATGAGCTATTTCCAAAACCTAATCTAAAAACTATGGAAAAAGAATGGACACTTTAGTAATCATACTAATGTTATCCACAGGTGATATTGCAGTACCACTTCAACAAGGAGTGGGCTGTGATGAGTACTACAAATATTTAGAAACAACCGAACGCATTACTTATGATATACCTAGTACCTACCTTGACGGAGTAGAGCTAATAGGATATACTTGTAACCAATTAACATAACAGGAGTAGCACATGACTAAGAGTAGAGAAGGTTATTACAGACAATACTATCGCAAACAAGCGATGGATAGTCTACGCAACAGCAACAAAAACTTACAGGCAAAGATAAAAACTTTCGAGGAAAGTCCAGAAGGTATTGCCTATAAGCAAAGGTTAACACAAGAGTATGCAAAGCAATACAGAATAGATAACCAAGAAAAACTTCGGGCATACCAAAAGAATTACATGTTAAGCTATTAGTATATAGACCCCCCTCGGAGCCACAGGTTCATATAGCACGGATTTCAATTATTGTCAAGGAGAAAGTATGGAAACAGAAAAAGAAAAGAGAAGAAGAAAACAAAACGATAGACAGTTAAACATAGCAGGTATCATAACATTCTTACTTGCTTGTTTTTTCTGGGTTATAGATAGGATTACAAAATGAAAAAAAATTACTCACAAGAATCTTTAGATAAGATGAATGACGGTCACACCATCTACACCAAGTCGGTGAAGGTGGTGGAGTTCTACCCATATCAAGCATTGAAACCTGTGAAGAATAAAAAGTTAGGTAAGAAAGTAACAGTAGGTATGCACAAAGACAGACCTATCTTTACCCTTACCTTAGAAGAGAGGGCTACCTGTCCCCGTACCTGTGGTCATTGGAATGATTGCTATGGTAACAACATGCCATTCGCACACAGGATATCACATGGTGTAGGTCTAGCACAGAAACTATATGCAGACCTGACACAGATACAGAAGAAGCATGACAAGTTTCTAGTAAGACTACATGTGCTTGGTGATTTTTATTCAGTAGACTATGTAAAGTTCTGGGAGAAATGCCTTGCTAAATTTCCAGGTCTTGCTATCTGGGGCTATACCCATTGGCATCCCAACACACCGATAGGTGATGAGATAAATAGAATACGCACAGCACAATGGGATAGATTCTCAGTGCGATACTCAGATTATATTCAAGATGTATTGTCAGCTAACTCAGAGGAAGTAGCAGACAAGGGTGTGATATGCCCAGAGCAGACAGGCAAGGCTAAGAGCTGTGCTGATTGTGGTCTATGCTGGGCAATGAAGAAACAACCAGTGATATTTAAGACGCATTGACATAGCGATATGATAGTGCTATTATAAGATATTCTCATGCGTTATGTAAGGTAACGAGCCTTCCACTAGCTAGTGTGTATGAGATAGCCCCGACTCTGCTGAATACGGAGGAGAAGGGGCACTCAAATATTAACAACAACAAAGGAGGTCAAATGACTGAAGCAATAAAACGCCTAGACTTTGAAGGCGAAATAAGAAAGCGAGTAGGAGCAAAGTTTTTCTCTGCCTGCTTTATAAAGAAAGATGATAGCACTAGAGTAGCTAACTGTAAGTTCAATGTAACTAAACATCTTAAGGGTGGTATAAGAACTACTGACCCTAAAGATTATATGATTGTATGGGACACAGTTAACTCTAAGTATATCAATGTATCTTTATCTAGACTACAGTGGATCAAGTTCAATGGCAATATGTATACTGTACAGGTCACACCTAAAGGTAGAAAACTAAAGCTAACTAGTGTTAGTAATTTAATATAACGACTTGACACAGAGACAAAGAAGTGTTAATATACGATATTGATTACGAGCATAGTAAAACACTAAGCATGCTACAGAGGTAGTGTTCGTATTCAAGGGGTGGGCTTGGTCGTTGCCTACCCCACATTATGGGGGTGCAGGTTACGGTACCGAAAGCCAGTTACAATCTGAAGCCTACTGGGCACCCCCACCCACAATTTCATAATCACTTGACATAAGCTACCAATCATGGTATAAGCAAAGCATGAATTACAGAGAACAAAAAGAAGTAATAAAAAACATACCCATACACACAGGACAATCTATAAGAATGGATTGTCCTTTTTGCTTTCATAACAATACCTTACAGTTGACTAAAGAAAGTGGCACTATGAAGTGGTACTGCTTTAGTGCTTCTTGTAATGCAAAGGGAATAGTAGACACAGAGAAAACAATGGAGGATATAACACACATGATTAAGAAGAAAGACAATGACAGGATAGCTTGGAAAGTTCCCAGTCACTTCCAACCTGCCCACTCTACTCACACAGTAGCTAAATACTTAAGCAGAAACAATTGCCTTGAGGCATACAACCAGCGTAATGCTAACATACAATACGATCCTCAAAATCACAGAGCTGTCTTCATGATTAGAGACGACAAGCGTAATATAATTGGCGGTGTTGGTAGAGCCTTGCGTTCAGATATATTACCCAAGTGGTATGTGTATGGTAGCAAAGACTATCCTTACATATGTGGAGAAGGTGATGTTGCAGTACTAGTAGAGGACTGTGCGTCTGCATGTGCAGTGTCACAAGATTTTGCAGGAGTTGCATTGATGGGTACAAGTTTGCCTGATAGTTTTATTCCAATCATACAAAAAAGATACAAAGAAGTTATAGTAGCATTAGACAGGGACGCAACTACAAAATCATTTGACATCGCAAAAGAACTTAGTAGTATGAAACTTAAGACAAGGGTAGTCATACTTAAAGACGACCTAAAATATTATAGACCAGCAATGATAAAGGAGATACTATGCAAGAACGACAGCTAATAAAACTTCTATTAAAGAAAAAGTTTTACGACAAAAACAAAGCAAAAGTATCCAAGACTACATTTACAAATGGTCTTGGTAATGTCTTTACAACAATAGAGAAAGCACACGCAGATTATACAGAAGATTTATCTATAGATGAGTTAATAGATTTGCATCTAGAAAAGTATAACCCTGCACTAACACGAGCCGCAAGAGTTAACTTTCAATCCATGGTAGATGAGATTAGAAACGAAGAAGAGCCTAACGAGAATGTAGTAGAGGATATACTTAGTGCAGTACATAAAAGAAACCTTGCACACAAAGTGGCAGTAGTAGCTACAGATATATTTAATGGACACTCCAGATCTTTCAATGATATCAAGGACTTACTTGAGGGTACTCAAGAGGAGGTACAGGAGGAAGAGGCAGTGACAGATGACATAGGAGAACTAATTGATAGCTTAGAGATACAGACAAAGTTTGAATTTAATTTACCAAGTTTGCATGAGCAAGTTCCAGGCATAGGTGCAGGCAATCTTGTTATACTATTTGCTAGACCAGAGTCTGGTAAGACTGCCTTCTGGGTAAACTTAGTGGGAGGCTTACAAGGATTTGCATCACAAGGTGCAAAGGTACATGCATTAATTAATGAAGAGCCTGCTATAAGAACACAGATGAGAATTATTAACGCACATACAGGCATGACTAAAGAAGAGATAACAGACAACATGGACTTAGCCAAAGAGAAATGGGCTAGTATAAAAGACAATGTTAAACTACTGGATACTGTTGATTGGAATCTAGATGATGTTAATGCACACTGTGAGAAGCACAAGCCAGACATACTTATCATTGATCAGTTAGATAAAGTAAATGTTCTTGGTAATTTTTCACGAACAGATGAAAAACTTAGGGCGGTATACACTGGTGCAAGAGAGGTAGCCAAGCGACACGGATGTTGTGTTATAGCTATATCACAAGCATCAGCAGACGCACATGGTAAGACAAGTATATCATTTGATATGATGGAGAACTCTAAGACAGGTAAAGCCGCAGAGGCAGACTTGATCATAGGTATAGGTAAGCATGGTAGTCTTGATTCACTTGACACTACACGAGTATTGTGTATAAGTAAGAATAAGATATCAGGTTATCACGGAGAGATCACTTGTAATATTGAACCACAACTATCGAGGTACAGAGTATGATTACAGTTTTAGATGTAGAGACAAGTTTTGTAGAACATAATGGTAAGACAGACCCATTACCATTTCATCCAGACAATAAGTTAGTTAGTGTTGGTGCAAATAATGACTACTATTTTTTCTATCACAACGATCATGAGTTTGATATACAAAAAAATCATAGACAATTACAAGAAACTTTAGATAAGACTACACTATTAGTGGGACACAATGTTAAGTTCGATTTAGTTTGGCTATTAGAATCTGGGTTTAAGTATGAGGGCAGGTTGTATGATACTATGATAGCCGAGTATGTATTACTTAGAGGGGTGCGTAAGCCCTTGTCTTTAAAAGAAATATGTAAACGCAGAAGCATATCACAAAAGTCTGATGCGGTAGATCAGTATATGAAAGATAAGATATCCTTTGAGTATATACCTATAGACATTACAGAGACTTACGGCAGACAAGATGTAATATCTACACGAGCATTGTTTGACGCACAGATAGCAGATTTTAAAAAGGCAGACAATAATCCATTACTTAAATCTGTTAAGATGATGAATGAATTTTTACCTGTGCTTGGTAACATGGAAAGAAATGGTATTAACATAGACGTACCTGGATTGGATGAAGTAGAGATACAGTTTAAAGAAGAGTTTGGAACTGTTGCACAAAAAATAAAGACTATAATTTGGGAGCAGATGGGAGACACACCTATAAATCCTGGTAGCACTGAGCAATTATCCTGGCTAATATATTCTAGAAAAGTTACAGACAAAAAGAAATGGTCAGAGATGTTTAACATAGGTGTGGACAAGCAGACAAAGAGAAATAAAAAACGCCCTATATTTTCTAAAGCAAAGTTTAAAATTGCTGTAGCTACCTACACAGTACCTATAAAAAAAACTGTAGCCGATCAATGCACTGCTTGCTCTGGTGACGGTACTATGCAGAGACGCAAAGTTAATGGAGATGTTTATAAAAATTTATCTAGATGTGATGTATGCCAGGGACAGGGCTTAATATACTCAGAGTTAAACAGACTTGCAGGCTTTGATCAAACCCCATTGGGTGTATCCGAGGTAGCAGATGGTGGCTTTAAGACAGACAGAGAGACACTCAAAAAAATATCTATGAAAGCAAGAGGTGAACTAAAAGAGTTTGTTGATTTAATTATTAGGTACAATGCTATCGGCACATACTTAAATACTTTTGTTAATGGTATTAGAGATCATGTAAATTCAGATAGCATACTACATCCTAAATTTATGCAGTGTGTTACGGCAACAGCAAGACTATCTAGTCGTGACCCTAACTTTCAAAATCAACCAAGGGGAAATACTTTTCCTATTCGTAAAGTAATTACATCTAGATTTAATGGTGGTAGTATAGTTGAGATAGATTTTTCACAGCTAGAATTTAGAGCTGCTGTATTTTTGGCTCAAGATAAACAAGGAATGAAAGACATAGCTAATGGTGTAGATGTCCACCAGTTTACTGCGGATACTATAGGTGTATCTAGACAGGATGCAAAAGCACATACCTTTAAACCTTTATATGGAGGCATGTCAGGTACAGAAGATGAGAAGAGATACTACAAAGCATTCTTAGATAAGTACAAAGACATAGCAAAATGGCATGAAACATTACAGAGCACAGCAATACAATACAAAAAAATTAAAACGCCATCAGGAAGAGAGTATGCTTTTCCTTATGCACAACGCATGGCATGGGGTGGATCTAGTTATTCGACACAAATTAAAAATTATCCTGTACAGGGTTTCGCTACAGCTGACATTGTTCCTATAGCTTGTATCAATGTATATAATTTAATGCGTGAAAATAAAGTAAAGAGTCTGATGATTAATACAGTGCATGATTCTATAGTTGTTGACGTTCATCCAGATGAGCACGATCAAATGATTAAGCTATTAGATAAAGGAACTAAAAATGTTATTGAATCTTTAAATAAATACTATGGAATAGACTTTAATATACCCCTAGACACGGAGACAAAGTCTGGATCTAACTGGTTAAATATGGAGGTGGTAAATTAATTATTTTTTATTTGACTTTTTTAAAAAAATAGTGTATAACAACTTTAACAATAAACAAGGAGGACAATAAATGTCTAACAATGAAGTAGTAAACATAGATGGTTTATCTCAAGATCAGATAATGTCTATGATAGGACAAGAGAAATCATCTACGGGTAACTTCTTACCGAAGCTAGCCATAAATAGATTTCCAGAGAATGATGACGGTGCTGAAGTACCAGTAGGATCATACGGTGTGTATGTACCAGAGCTAGATGGAATGGCATACGGAAAGCCAGTAACTTTTAGGCCATTCATGAACACCTATCAGTATATGAAGTATGACGCAGAGAAAAATACCTATAGCAATAGAAGTATTATCTTTAAGTCTTGGAAGGATGAGGCTATAGATATACTAGGTGGAACTCGATGTGGTAAAGTACCAGCAAGAGAACTTGCCAATGTATCTGAGGAAGAAAGAATTAAACAGAAAGCAATCAAGTGTTATAGATTGATCTATGGTTTAGTATCTTTTACAGGTGTACTAGCAGGTGGAGCAGAGGCAGAGGTAAAAGATTTACCAGTCCTTTGGAAGGTAACAGGCAGTAACTTTAAACCTGTAGGCGAGGCTATAGAAGGTCTTAGACGCAGAGGTAAAGTAATGTTTAATCACACACTTGAACTAAAAACTATGAAAAAGAAAGCAGGCAGTAATGTATTCTATGTATCAAATATATCTGTTAATCCAGAAGAGGTTTCGTTTGGAGATAAAGAAAAAGAGATTCTCTTATCTTTCCAAGATGTTATCAATTCTGAAAACGAAGAGGTGGTAGAGCTATGGCGTTCTGCTAAGAAGACAAGTCCTATTGCTAGTGACGCAAAGATTATAGAGGCAGTAGGTGAATTAGAAGATGATCCTATAGCGGCATTGTCTTCATGAGTTCAGACATCCTAGAAAAAGTTAGGGTGTTTCTCGAAGCTGCTAACAAAGATGCAGTTGAGGTATCCGATGAATTGATAGACCAGTTTGGTGACGCTTGTAAGGAATCATTCCGCAAGCAGTTCACTGACCAAAGAAAAAAAGAGTTTGGTCTTAGGGCATCAAGCATCGGAAGACCTCTGTGTCAGTTACAGATGGAGAAGAAAGGCATTAAGGGTGAGTCGCAACCTTATAATGTTAAGATGAGAAACTTATTTGGAGATCTCATAGAACAAGCGGCAATGATTATAATGAAGGCATCTGGTGTAGTCATACAATCAGAGCAGACTAAGACAGAGTATAAGTTAGATGCAGTTACAGTCAATGGTACTCTTGATGTAGAGATAGAAGATAAAGTATGGGATATTAAAAGTGCATCACCATGGTCATTTGTTAATAAGTTTGGGGAGAATGGTGGCTTCCATGCTGTAGCTCAAGATGATTTGTTTGGTTACTTAACACAAGGTTATATGTATGCAGAGTCTAGGCAAAAACCTTTTGGTGGCTGGATAGTAATCAATAAATCTACTGGTGAGTGGGTTGTTACTGAAGCACCTATAGCTGATGAAGAATATAAAGAAAATGCAATGAGTATAATAGATAATAATATTAGAGCTATAACTTTAGATAAAAAATTTGAAAGATGTTTCAAAGCCGAAGACGAATACTTTAGAAAGAACAAGACAGGCAATAAAGTATTAGGTACGGCATGTGGTTTCTGCCCCTACAAGTTTCCTTGTTGGGGAGAAAACTTGCAAATGCTGCCACAACAGCAATCGCAAGCTAAAAACCCCAAGTGGGTTTGGTACACTGAGGTCAGTAATCCGAGGGTAGATGATGGCTTCTAGTGTACGCAGTCGAAAAGCCAAGGGGCGAAGGCTACAAAACTGGGTTAGGGATGCACTGCTAAGTGCATTCCCTAGCTTAAAAATAAATACAGATGTATGGTGTGCTATCATGGGAGAGTCAGGCATAGACATTAAATTATCTGAGAAAGCCCAAGAGTTATTTCCGTTTTCTATTGAGTGTAAGAATAAAGAAACATGGAAAGGATTGTATGACTCATATGATCAATCAATTTCTAATGCTAATCTAGAACCTGCAGTAGTGTTAAAAATGAATAGCAGGAAACCCCTTATTGTACTTGACTTTGAATCGTTTTTAAGTATAATAAAACAAAACAACAAAGGAGAATGTAATGAATAGACACATAACCGATGAAGAAATAGACACTATGAAAGAAGAACAAGACAAAGATGTAGAAGAAACAATAGCTATGTTACAGCACAAGAAAAAAAATCTTTTAAAATCTGGTAAATCCGCAGACGATGAAGAAGTAAAAGAAGTTGACGAGATGATGGGGCTTGTATAATGGAAGATGATGACAACGTACTAGATCTATTTTCATCTGTTACTGTAGTAATTTCCCCACATAATAAAGGATTTATATGCGGGGTAATAGATCCTAAGTCTCCAGCAGAAAGAGATATATGTTCTTATGTAGCAAAAGGTTTAGTTAGATTTGTAACTACTAACGCAGACCTTATATATGACGAAGGCATACAAGGATTTTATGATGACGATATAAGGATAGACGAAAACGAGAAAGAAAAAGATAATGTAATTGATCTTTTTAATTTTAAAAAAGGAGACTTAAATTAATGACAACCCATTTAGTAATAGGAGACCCTCATTGCACACCAGCCTCAAGTAACGAAAGATTTACTTGGGCAGGAAGAATGGCAAAAGATATTGGAGCAGACAAAATAATATGTATGGGAGATTTTGCAAGCATGGATTCTTTATCTAGTTGGGACAGAGGTAAGAAATCTTTTCAAGGTAGAAGGTATCGTAAGGATATAGATCATGCACATCAAGCACTAGAATTATTTAACAAAGGTATGGGCAATCACAAAGCAGAGATGCATATGACTTTAGGTAATCATGAAGATCGTATTGATCGTATGGTAGAAGACAATCCAGAGTTAGAGGGTGCTATATCTATTGATGACTTAGCCTATCCTTCTTATGGTTGGAATGAGTACACCTATAGATATCCTGTAATTATAGACGGTATACATTATTCACACAACTTTCCTAGTGGTCTTATGGGATCAGCTATCTCTGGTGAGAATATAGCTAGAAGTTTAATAAACAAAAACAAAGTATCTTCTACTGTAGGGCATTGCCACATACTTGATTATGCTGTAGGCTCATACCCAACAGGTAAAAAGTTAATGGGATTATCAGCAGGTTGTTACTTTACGCACAAAGAATCCTATGCGTACAACACACAGCGTATGTGGTGGAGTGGACTAATAGTTAAAAGAAATGTTAAAGGTGGAGAATACGATATAGAAATGGTAAATAGTAAGGAGGTAAAGAAAAGATATGGAAGACCTAGTAAATAAACCAACTCATTACAGGCAGTCAGCAACAGAGACCATTGATATAATCAAAGCCTCTATGACTACTGAAGAGTTTCGTGGGTATCTAAAAGGTGCTTGCATGAAGTATATGGCAAGGTATAAGTACAAAGGAAATCCTGTACAAGATTTAGAGAAAGCAGAATGGTACTTATATAAGTTAATAGAGGAGGTAAAGAATGAAAAAACCAATACATAAACACTTACTTATATTTGCAAATATAAATAAATTTCCTAATCAAGATGAAGAAAAAGTAGTAACTACTTTTATGGAGAGGTTAGTAGAAAAAATACAGATGAAAGTAATTGCAGGTCCAATTAAAAAATTTGTATCAGATCAAGGTAACATAGGTTGGACATCATCACTACTACTAAGCACTAGCCATGTAGCTATGCACATATGGAATGAGTGGGGTACTATGCAACTAGATGTTTATTCATGTAAAGACTTCGATGAGAGCATAGTTCTTGCACATCTTAAGGAAACATTTGACGCAACTAAAATTAAATTTAGAATATTAGACAGAGATGGAGGGTTAAATGATGAAGCAGGATTAAAAATCCAACAATGGACATAGAGGGGTCAAACTTAAACAAACAAGAGAATCTATACCTCTAGGCTAGTCAACTATTAGCTAACATATAATCGTTTAAGTTTACTATACACAAGCAATAAAAATTTTAACAAAAGGAAAATAATATGACTAATAAAAGTACAGAAGAACAAATGGCAGAGGCTCACGCAGTATCGGAGAAACAGTATATAATATCAGCTCCTCAAGTACAGGGCATACTAAGATATTTATTTACTAGACCTTATGGTGAAGTGGTACAAGGTATTGAGATATTATCTAGAGGATTAAAAGAACTAGATCCAAATCTTGGGGCTGACTTTGTGGCAAAGAATATAAATGGCAAAAAATAAATCCCATCTGTTTGGAATGAATGTTCATTTGACTGGTTCAAATGAGATAGCAATTGATCTTGATTACATAGAACCAAAACTTGTACAAAAAGAATTGGATAGCATAGAAGAAAAAATACATGCTAATATTTTATCTGCTGTAATCAGACATTGCAACAGCAATGCAGAAAAACTTAATTACGAAATAAAAGATTTAATAGAAAGGTTATAATGGATAACGTGGCTAGATTAGAAGTACCAAATAGAATGAGAAGTAACACAGTTCGAATGGACATAGATGATAGAAGAGTGGTAGCTATAGTAGACTATACTATAAACTCTGAAGGGATAACGCCTATGGCTATTTGGGTTAAGATAAAACCAAATGAAAGTACTCTGGATAGAGAACTTAGAGCATCTGGTAAGGCAGTATCTTTACTGTTGCAGTATGGATGTAGTCTTAAAGAGATAGCAGAAACCTTTACTAAAGACTCTATCATAGGTGCGGCTGTTGTTTATATAAACAAACATATAGAAAGTATATTATCTGGAGAAGACTTAGATGGTAAGATACCTAAGTTAAGTACAGATCCTTATAAAATTAAGGAGTAATTATACCTCGTCTTTACCCATTAAAGGTTGAACTTTTTCCTCTGGAATTATTTCAACTTCTGGTGGGTTTAATAACTCATCATAATAGGTATTATCTGCACCCTTAATATAATCCATAATAGATTTTCTTAATTCTGGATCTGTAGTGTCTACACCTTGATCATCTAATCTTTCAAGTAATATTAAAGTCTCAGTACTTCCTATCTTTGGATCTGGTACCTCATCGTTTCCACTTATGGCTGCTCTATCAGTTCCATCTTCATTTTTAAATTCGCTGATTTTATTTTTTGATAAGTCTACACCAGAATAATCACTACCAGAATCATCGCTAATTTTAGTCATTAATCCTTTTAATGCTTCATTACTTACCACACTAAATTTATTTTTACCTGTAGGTACAATCATTTCCACTCCTCTTTCACCAACAACTACTGGTCTATCTATAATTTTATCTTCAAATCCATCTGCTGCATATGCAATAGGGCTTGAGCCCAAGCCTTGAGATACATCTTTTTTTACTGCGGCTCCTGTTTGTTTTGCATCAGTTAATTCACTAGAAGATTTTATAGTTTGATTTCTTTCCGAAGTACTAGGTGCACTTTTTTCTAATCTTTTTGTCAGTATATCATCTACATTGATAAGATAATCTGGCTGCATAGTATTAATTAGTGGGTTTTGTTTATTTATTTTTGGTAAAGAATCTACCATGCTAGTAGCAGATCCATTAGTTACATTTACTTTATTTGATTCACTTAGACTTGAGTCTAAATTTCGTTGTGTGAATATTTTTTTTGGTGCTAGTGTGTCTACCATTTTTTCTTTCCTATTGTAATAGTGGGTTGTTTGATTCTGCTTTTAATTCATTAAGTTTTGCTTCAAGGTAATCGAGAGCAGCCCCATTAATTTTAATGTCTGCTTTTAATCCTGCAATAGATCTGTTAACTTCTGTTAGATCTACGGTTTTATTTACAGTAAACTTTTTCTTTTCGATGGCATCTAATCTTTGATTAAACGTACCCCAGGTATAAAATCCACCGCCTATAACAGATATAAGTGTTATGAGTAATCCTATTTTTTGTAATTTTTCAATCATTGCCTTGCCTCCATTAGTGCTTTTAATTTATAATATGCTTCGTTCGTTTTGTTGCGAGCCACATTAACTTTTATGTTATGCTGTACAACAGGATCAGTAGACCCTAATGAAACTTGATTAGTGTATATAGACTTATTATATCCAGCCAATACTATCTGCTTAAAGAAGTTAGGATTGCCATCATTTAATTGTCTGTCATCAAATATAGCCTGATTAATATTAGCATAGCTAGATATATCAACTTGATTAGATACCATAGCTCTATTTACTAACTCATTAACTACTAATAAGGTAGCTTCAATCTTTTCTATTTTGCTTTGTACTTTGCCATCAATATATTTTTCAACTGCAACTACGTCAACAGATACTTCAGGTTGTTCTTCAGATACTTCTGGTTCTTCTTCAACAACTTCAGCTATATCTTCTTCCATTGGTTCTTCAGTAGGTTCTGGTCGTTCTTCTTCAACATCTGCCTCGACAACTTCTTCTTGTTTTGGACTATCTGTTTCTTGTATTGGTTGCTCTGCAATAACTTCTTTGCTACTGGGTTGCTCTTCAATTGGCTCATCATTTTGCTCCACAATTTCAATAGGATCGGCCTCTGGTTCTGGAGCTGGGGGTTCAGGTGCAGCTGTTGTTTCCATAACTGGCTCAGGATTGTATGCATTAGTTATATCTTCTGTGTTAAATTCTTCTGTTGGTGATAGT